GAGTCGCTTCAAGAAAAGAAAAGAAGATTTACCAGTCCTGCCATATTCTCCACAAGCAAGGACGGTATTATCTGGTTCACTTTAAGGAATTGTTTGCCCTTGATGGTAAACACGCAAACCTGACGGTGAATGATGTCCAACGTCGTAATCGTATCGCTCAGTTACTTGCTGACTGGGGTTTGATTGGTATTGTGGATGTCACTAAGATTCAGGACATTGCTCCTCTAAATCAAATCAAGGTCCTTGCTTATAAGGACAAGGGAGATTGGATTCTGGAAACCAAATACAATATTGGGTCTAAGAAGAAAAGGACAGAAGAAACCGAATGAAACTGGGGGCTTGACGCCCCCTTTTTTATGCCTTATAATGTGGGGGTAAACAAGCCTGACGGCTTTACAACCCCTTGATTAAAATGTTTATTAAAATTCCTAAAAATGGCGTGCCCGCCAACATTCGGAAGCAAGTAGAAGCAGCACTTCCAGAACCTCTGGTTGTGGCTGGATGGAAATTTCTTGGATATAAGTGGCGTCGTCTTGATCAAATCAACACTAAGGATGCTGATGGAAACAGTGACAACACTGTTCGTATTGGTGGTACTGGCGTAAATGATGTTCTAAAAAACTCTCTTGCAAAAGGTCTTAATGTTTCTAAACTTACTCCATCAATCTTTCCAGATGACAATTTGTTGAACGGATTTAATAGGTATAAGAACCTTGCTCTTAACAAATATGAAGAGTGGATTTTTGCTGAATATGATATTGATGAATCCACTAAGACTGAATTTCAATCCACCAAACAAGATTACATTGATGACTTCCGTGCTGCTTCTAATGGTGGTGACGGTGCAAAGGTCATTACCAAAGATGAATTGATTGAACTGGGTCGCAAACGCTTTGAAAATCGTAAGGATCGCACTAAGAAAGCAGTTTCCCGTTGGGTTCATAGTCTTGACTTAAATCTTTCTAACGAGCAAGTCAATGGTATTGCGCAGACGGTTTCAAAAGACTTTGCTCGTCGCGGTATCATCAACTCTTTTGATCGTGATGAAGCTGAGTCACATCTTGCAAATAAAGGTATTGGTGCTGATGTCTTGAATACCAAGGACAATACTCGTACTCTTCGTATGTTCCCCAAGATTATGAGTAATTATGTGGACAACGGCACTATTTTTAGGTACGTTGATTTCCATAGTGATGCTACGACTCATAAAGAAATCGATAAAGGACGTGAAGAATCTCAAAAAGAATTGATGAATATGCATAATCTTTGTTTAAAGTATGCAGCTACCGTTCAGTTGAATGATGGTAAAATTTCTTGGGAACGTCTTGGTGGATTAGCACAAAAAATTGGTGTTGAGAAAGAAGGTGCTGATGGACTTGCTATTACCATTTGAGTAAAACCGAATAAAAAGGAGCGGGTTTCACTACCCGCTTTTTTATGTCTTGTGATAATATATACTATGGATGCCGTAAGGGTCCACAAAACACAAACTCGCTTTTTTAAGGAGCTACAATAATGAACAACCTCGCAAGATATACTGCCGCAGATCTTAATACCTTAATGGATAAGATTACTCGCAATAGTATTGGAATGGACGAGTACTTTGATCGTCTGTTTAATCTTCATGAAACTACAACAAACTATCCACCTTACAACCTAATTCAGGTAAATAATGTAGAATCTCATTTAGAAATTGCATTAGCAGGGTTTAAGAAGAAGGAGGTTTATGTTTTCACGGAGTATGGAAAACTTTTTGTCGAAGGGCAAAAAGAAGATACAGAGTCGGAGAAGACCTTTGTCCACAAGGGATTGGCTAGCAGAAGTTTTAAACGAGCGTGGACTTTATCCGACGACACAGAAGTCAGAGACGTTACATTCGAAGACGGACTCCTTAGAATCGTCCTCGGAAAAATAGTCCCAGAGCATCACGCACGTAAGGACTATCTTTAAATCAATACAATTGAGTAGAAATCAGTAGCAACGATTACAGACTTTTGTATCACTATGATACATAATGACTATATAATTTAGACCTATGGAGGAGACGATGCACTTTACCACCGCCGCCTTAACATTTGGAACAGCAATGACTCTTTTCTTCGGGGGAACGTTCGCCGCCGTTCTGCCCTGATACATCCTGATAAATAAAACTGAATATCGTCGGCGCAGACGAGGGAGGTAATGGCAAAAACCATTGACACCTCCCTTTTTTATTGGTAGAATGAATGGAGAGAAATCTTGTAAATGTCCGTAAAACTTGCACTATTAAAATCTGGTGAAACCATCATTGCTGATATTAAAGAACTGATTTCGGAAGAAAATATTTGTGGATACTTGTTTAAGGACCCACATGTTCTTACACTTACAGAGTCTTTATATCTTTCCGAAAAATCGGAAGATGATTCTGTTGGAGTAACATTTTCTCCTTGGATCGTGTTTACTAGTGATAAGGAGATTCCTGTTAGACCAGATTGGTTGGTTACGATTGTAGAACCAGTCAGAGAAATTAAAAAATTGTATGAGGAAAAGGTAAATGGAACAAATAGTGAAGTGTCTTTTACTGAAGAATGACACTGTATTGATTACTGAGATTGTAGAAGTTGGTGCCGATATTGGAGAACCAGACTGTAAACTGACCAATCCTTTTATCCTCAAAAAACAATCCGAAGAGTATTATTTGGAACCTTGGATTGATTTTTCATCACAAACTGAATATATGATTAGTTCTGAGAGTATTATGACTCTTGCAGACCCAACACCTGATTTGCTTTCCAAATACTTTGAGATGATTGCCTGATGCGCTTTTATACAAACGTCCAAATGGTCGGGGACAACTTCCTAGTCCGTGGTTATGAAAATGGTCGCCATTTCATGACTAAGGAGAAGTTCTACCCGACTCTTTTTGTCCCTTCTAATAAAAAAACAAAATATCAAACCCTTGAGGGGGAATATGTTGAGTCAGTTCAACCAGGAACTGTAAGAGAGTGTCGTGACTTTATTAAGAAGTATGAGGGCGTAGAAAACTTTAAGATCTATGGCAACACTGGATACATTTACCAATACATTTCCAAAATGTATCCGGAGGAAGAAATTAAGTTCGATACCAATAAAATCAAGATTACCACGATTGATATTGAGGTTGCATCCGAAAATGGATTCCCCGACGTAGAATCTGCCGCAGAGGAAGTCCTGTTGATTACCATTCAGGATTATGCAACCAAACAAATCCGAACCTGGGGCAAAGGTCCATTCAAGAACAAACAGGATAATGTCATCTACAAAGGTTTTAGGACCGAGTATGAACTTCTGAATGACTTTATTAACTGGTGGATGGTAGAGGAGAATATTCCTGAAGTTGTGACTGGATGGAATAGTGAACTGTATGATATGCCGTATCTTGTGAGGCGTATTGAGAGAATCCTTGGTGAGAAGTTGATGAAACGTCTCTCACCTTGGGGTCTTGTTACTGAACGTGAGATCTTTATTGCTGGTCGTAAGAATATTGCTTATGATGTCGGTGGTATTACTCAGCTTGATTATTTGAACTTGTATAAAAAGTTTACATACAAAGCACAAGAATCCTATCGTCTGGACTACATAGCTAGTGTAGAACTCGGGCAGAAGAAACTAGACCACTCTGAGTTTGATACCTTTAAAGACTTCTATACTAATGGTTGGCAGAAGTTTGTAGAATACAACATCAAGGACGTGGAACTTGTTGACCGTATGGAAGACAAGATGAAACTGATTGAGCTAGCAGTTACAATGGCATATGATGCCAAGGCAAATTATGCTGATGTTTCTTCACAGGTTCGTATGTGGGATACGATTATTTACAATTATTTGAAGAAAAAGAATATCGTTATCCCTCCAAAGGAAAAATCAGATAAGGATTCCAAATATGCAGGAGCCTACGTCAAAGAACCGATTCCTGGAAAGTATGATTGGGTGGTCTCTTTTGACCTTAACTCTCTTTATCCTCATCTTATCATGCAGTACAACATCTCACCAGAGACGCTCTTGGATGAGAGACACCCATCAGCAACAGTTGATAAAATACTTAATGAAGAAATAACATTTGAGATGTATAAGGACAATGCGGTCTGTGCCAATGGTGCTATGTTCCGCAAAGATGTCCGTGGGTTTCTTCCAGAATTGATGGAGAAGATCTACAAAGATCGCACCATCTACAAGAAGAAAATGCTTGCTGCCAAACAGGAATATGAAAAGACACCTACAAAAACTCTTGAGAAAGAAATTGCACGGTGTAACAATATCCAGATGGCTAGGAAGATTCAACTTAACTCTGCTTATGGTGCTATCGGTAATCAGTATTTTCGATATTACAAACTAGCAAACGCAGAAGCGATTACACTCTCTGGGCAAGTTTCTATCCGTTGGATTGAAAACCGAATGAACGGATATCTAAATAAGATTTTGCAAACGGAGGATGAGGATTATGTTATCGCATCCGACAC